GGTGGAGATTGGTATAAGAAGCTAAAAATCCAGCCTTTAGACTATGCTATGGATAATAATCTTAATGCCTGTCAGGTCAAAGTAGTGAAATATATTTCAAGATACAATTTAAAACATAAAAATATAAAAGATCAGATTAAGGACCTAAATAAAGCAAAACATGTTATAGATATGCTAATAGAAAAAATACAACAGAAATAATTATGTGGTTAAATATTGCATCTAAGTTAGTACCAGGAATAATTAAAACAGGAATGTCTATTGCTACAAATCGAAGACGAGCAAAAGAATTTGAATCAGTTGCAGAAATGCGTCACGCAGAAAAAATGGCTAATGGAGAAGTAGAATATCAAAAAGCTGTAATGCAAAATAATCAACAAGGGTGGAAAGATGAATTCGTATTAATTTTAGTTTCAGCTCCTGTGATGTTATTGATTTGGAGTATCTTTAGTGATGATCCAGAAATTATGGAAAAGGTCGATAAGTTTTTTAATCAATTTAATAATATGCCCTTTTGGTATCAAGCATTATTCATAGGAGTAGTAAGTGCCATTTATGGTCTTAAAGGTGCAGACATCATAAAAAAAAAATAATATAAATTAAATTCTAAATAAGTTATATTGCATTATGATCGATGCAGTAATTACAGATTTAGAAATGCAAATAGAAACATCAGCTTCTATGTATGGACACTATGTTGCTTTTAGATTCATAGATGTTACTCCTAGCTTTCCTAGAGTTAGCGATATGGTTCAACAAGTAAAAGAACGTGATGATGTTACTCTAGTAGATTACAATTATTCTTTTGAAAGAATAGATGAGAATACAGATATTTCTAATTTTGAAGTTACTAGACATTAAGGGCGATTTCTCGCCCTCAATATAAACATTAATGTTTTAATGTAAGTTTATCTATCGCTAACTGATTGATAGATTTTTGCTTTAGATTCTCACAATAAGAATGACCATTATTAGCTTCTACTTTTTTTAAAAGATAATATGCTTTTCTTTTTCTGTAAGTTGCTCTAATTTCTTTATACCTATCATCTTGAGTAGCTTTTACTTTAGCAAGAGCTATTGAACATTTTAGATTTTCAACTTTTTCAGTAATGATGTAATCTAATTGTTCTTGCAGTTGATCTTTTATTTCCTCGTAATCATCTTCTGCTTTGATTTTATTTTTATCTAAAGCATTAAGATAGACAAGGATTTTATCAGGATCAAAGACTTTAGGTCTATGCTCTATGTACTTATCTAAAGTATCGTTACTCATTAATCACCTAATTGGTTTTCGTATTCCTCTGGATTAAAATCAGTTGCAGAGCCTTGTGACCATTCCTTTTCAGATTGTGGTAACTGATCGTCCATATCATTATTTTGATGATACGATTGTTTAGGTTGATTGAACTGCGGATTTGTTTTCGTCTTATCGTAATAAGGAAACAACTTAAATCCACCAGATCTATTATCCCAATAACCTTTTAATACTAAATTTTGATTATTGAGTTCTACTGCTAATATTAATTTATCTTTTTTAGTAGAGATAAATTTAGCAGTTCCGCCATTACTACCAGATTGTTTGTTCTGGTACTTATTGTACTGTGGTCTATTATATGCCATCAGATTCTCCTATTGTTAGTATTCAACATTTTCCATTTGTTCCATCAAATATTTTGCTCCAAGAAAAGCATTGAACAGTTTTTTATTTAAAGGAATCTGCTTTATTTCAATATTAGAATCTTTTTTTGGTAATCTTACCACAAAAGCACTAGATATCTTTTTAGCAGTTTCTTCCTCATATGCACTCTTGTAAGCATTTAACTGCAAAAAATAGTCAAATGTTACATGATTACTTGTCTTGATATCAATCAAAACAAGTTTATTATTCTTGTCTTTTACAACAAGATCAAGAGTACCAGCATAGTTATATTTTGCACTATATATTTTTTTCTCTATATGTACTGTTTTATACTCTTGTTTATTCCACCAATCTAAAAAAAGATTCCAGCAATTAACAACTGCTTTATCAGATTGTGTAGGAATTTTTTTATTGTTTAGATAATCTTCTATTAGACCATGAACAACACTACCAACTAAAGCACCCTCGTCCTTAAAAGTATCAGGTTTTTTTTTTGCAGTAGCAAATATTCTTTCTAACATTGCTCTATCTAGTTGTTCTCCCATATCTAATTTTTCATTAATTAATCTTTTTACCTCATTCATAGGTGTATTAACTAACCAATTAATTAGTTGTGGTTTCGGTACTCCTCTCTGACATATTCCTGTCACAGATTCTACTTTTTTATCATTAACATAATACATATGTTTATCGTCATGATAAGATAGTACTATACCATTTTCTAATGCGTATTTTTTCCACATATTTTCCTCTCTAGTTAAGTTTCATATCTGTAATTACTGAAAACATTGCGTCAGTATCATCGTAATACTTAGTCAATGCAAATAATTTAGATACGTCTGTTTTAATACCTTTTTCAAATTTATATAAATCATAAACAGTATTAAAATAGGGTTTATTATCTTGAACAACTGCTTCTGCAGTTATCCCTTGAAACAGTCTTAAATATTTGAATTTAAGTCCTGTTAATCTATTACATAATTTAGCATCAGGTTTTTTCTTAAAAGTTTCCATCATACCAATTATTTCATAGTTTAATTTGTCTAAGTTTTTCATTTAATTCAGTACCGAATGTCCACGATTCGTTAGACAATTTCTGTATATTTTAGGATAGTTATATTCTGCTTTAGGACTTATCCATAAAGTATAAGCTCTAGCATAATAATTCCAAAAATATTTTGCACCCTCTACTGAAGAATTAGTATTTTCTTTAGCAAGAGTTTTACAATGCTGTAAGTCGTTAGTAATTTGATCTGAATTACTTTTATCAAATGTACCGCTTCTTCCAGCAGTATCAATAACAGGTTTATAACTGCAACTTGTTAATAATAGCATTAAGAAGATTACTTTTTTCATCTTTCTTTTTCCTTTCTAGTTTAAAATCTTTTAATGATTCAGCATCAGAATTATAAATATCTATTACTTCATCAAAATAAGGACTATCTGGCGAACAAGTTAAATTTTTTCTTTCACAAACTCTATTGATCGCTTCGATTCTTTTATCTTTCCAATCACTCATAATATTACTCCGATTAATAATCCTATAACTAGCCCTAGCACGAATGCTAGAGCTATATATTTTCTAATTATAGGATAGATTATCATGTTTCTATAAAGTCCAAAGTTATAACTAATTTATAACCACCAGAAAGATTATCTTCAAAAACTTCTGCCATATCTACAACTTTTTTTAATGACATTGGTTTATCAGATACGAAATGGCTTTCTAGTTCTGTCTTACTAGTTTTCTTACCATCTTTCCAAACATGATTTATTTCACCGATTCTAACTTCATCTGCAAATATACTCATAACGATTTACACTCCTCTAATGTATGTTTGTTGCTTGAAAAGTATTTATCTCTTTCGATACCTAAACCTAAAGGACCTGTGTATTCTGACAACTCGTCAAGACTTACAGAGCCAAGTTCTTTTTCATGTATCACACATAATCCAAAAGCTATATTTGTTTCTGGATCAAGTTCAGATAAATACCAAGTACCAACACCGACAGGATTAAAAAGTTTTGTAACTGCTTTAAAACTTTTAGTACCATCTTGTGCCTTATGGTTTGCAATCAATTTATCTTTTATCGCTTTAGTTAATTGTTTCATATATTCCTCTAGTTAGTTGTTGATTTAAATTTACAAGATAAAAAATTATTAATTTCATCTCTAGTAGTGTATCTAAAATTTTGAGATACATTATTTTCTCTCCTAACAGATGTAATTATTTTGTTTTTATCTTCAAACAATTCTGGAGTAGCTTCACTAAATTCATCTAGAAACTTTTCTAAATTTTTAGCTTCTGATTCAGAATTGAAAGTCTTGATTCTACCATTTAGGTAGAATGTCGTAGTAACGGCTTTCATAGTTTCTCCTTATTGTTTCTTAATGTAAAATAATCAGTTGGTATAAAATTATCTTCTTTATCGATAATTACATGACTATCTCCGTGTTTAGACATACAAGGTTTGCAAATTTTTAAACCTCGTTTTGCTAAAAAACCTACATAAATTTCATCAGGTTTTTTTTCACATATTTGACATTGCATCATTTTTTTTTCCTTTCATAGTTATTTTTATTTATCGCTGATTTGCAGAAAAAAGCAAAACACTTAGAATTCAGCAAATACTCGGTTTTTAAGCAAAAAATAGGCTAAATATCAAAAAATTTGACGATTCATTTACATAAAATTGTATATATTGTAACTAATGGGCAAATCGGATAAACTTTTTATGAACGTTATTTTTCCTCTTTTTGAAAATCTCGTTCCCTTTCTAGTTAGTAGGGCGGAGTTTCCGATTTCTTCGCCCTCAACAATCAAACAGGAGCAAACATGATAAACACACAAACTGAGTTTAATAAATCAATCGGTATAAAAATAAAAAAGAGAAGACTAGAGTTAAAGAAAACTCAAACGTGGTTAGCAAAAAAAATCAATGTAACTTTTCAACAAATACAAAAATATGAAAAAGGAAGTAATGGAACAAGTGCTTACAGACTTTTACAAATAAGTTTAGCTTTAAGAGTTTCAATGACTTATTTTTTTCCTACACCTATGTTACCAAATTTTACAACTGTAACTCATGAAGAAATTTTACAGGATAAAAATTTGAATCTTAGTCCTAAACATTTTTTTAGAAATGAGCTTACACCAAACTCAGAAAATAAAAAAGACAGGTCCTTAGAAGAGCCTTTAATACTAACAAAAGAAATGGAGATTAAATGATTAAAGTAAGAGTCGATAAAATATTTTTAGGTAAAGTAAGTGTTAGAGATTACATCTATAAAAAAGCATTAAGAAAAAAAGAATCGTTAGGTATCGAACATGGTAAAGAGTTTATGTTTATACCTTATGATAAATTAAAAACAGCAAAGCAATATACAAAGGACACATTCAAGTCAAAATTTAATGGTAAAGGTTATAAACTTGTAGATTTTGATTGGAAACCTTATAAAGAAGAAAATGTTGATCAGGGTAGATTATTATGAGTACAGATAAATTTTTAGACTTACCAAAGACTGACGAAACACAACAAGCTACACCAGAAGAATATTATTTTTCACGATCAAAGAATACTTGGATAATGGTATCTGATATGTCGGATATGCATGTTAGAAGAGCATTCAAAAGATTGTTAAGAATGATAAGGTTAAACCAACTAGTGGAGATAAACGATGTTCATAAAGGAAGTTTTGAAAAAATTGACATTAGAAACGAAATCGAAAGTATCGAAACACACATCAACAACATCAAAAGCAAAGTCCAAGAATAAAAAAATTTCTGGATATTATTTTGATGGGAAAAAACTAATTACGATGTATGAAAAAAAAAGATAAAGAACGATTCGATAAACTTAAACAATTAGGATGCGTAGCTTGTTCAAAGTTTGGCAGATATACTGATCCTGTAATTCATCATATAAGAAAAAATACAGGATTATCTTTAAGACCAAGCCATGACGATACAATTCCTTTATGTCCTCAACATCACAATATGGGTAATCAATCAATCCATTTAAATAAAACAAGGTTCGAGCATATGTTCGGTACTGAGATTGAACTACTAAAAGAAACTAACTTAAAACTAATACAACTAGAAACGGAGCAACAACTATGGACGGAAAAGAAATAAATAAGTTTCATGCTTTACAATTATTTACAGATACATTTGCGGCTGAAACAGTACACTTAACTAATGAGGCAATAGGAATATATATTAGATTATTATGTTTTGCTTGGACAAAAAATGCTAAACCTTTTACTACTGAATCAGCTTATAGGATATGTCAATGCATTAACGCAGATTGTAAATCAAATGTTGACAAAATTTTAAAAGAATTTTTTATGTTCCATGATAAACAAATTGTGTATGAAAAATGCACATGGACACATAAAAGATTAGTACAAGAACACGATTACCTTACTGCAAAATACAAGAAAAGATCAGAAGCTGGTAAAAAAGGTGGACTTGCTAGAAGCAAAACTAAAGCACCTATACCTATACCTAGTCCTATACCTAATATAAATAAATATGATCCTGTCTTTGAAGAACTTTGGAATAATCTAGATAGAAAAAAAGGCTCGAAATTTAAAGCTCACGACATTTGGTTGAAATTGTGGTCAAAAGGTGTTTTAAAAGAAACAGATACACCAGAGCTTATAGAAGCATACAATAATCAGATCAAAAATATTGAAGATGACACATTCATACCACATTTTACAACTTGGCTTAATCAAAGAAGATGGGAAAACGAAGATAAGCAAGAAATACCTGATTTAATAAAAAGGTTAGAAAAACTAGGCTATAAACACTATGCTAGAGAGGGTAATTTGCAAAAATTTGAGAAAGATGGAAAATATTATAAAGTTGATGTATATGATGAAAAACACCAACTTATAATTGAACAATGAAAAGAAAAAAGGCAAAATTTAGACATATTGAAATTAACAAAAAAAAGTATTATTTCTACACAATAAAATGGTTAGATATTTTAGGAGATTCTGGACATGCTTCCGAAAAGGAATTTAAAGCTATGAAACCAGCAATCATGACAACTAATGCTTATGTTTTTAGTAAAGATAAAAAAGAACTAAAAACATTTTCTAGTTTCGATGAAGAAACTTTTAGCGATAGAAACGTATTTCCGATAGGCTGTGTAGTTAAGATGGAAAAGGTCCTTTTATGAAAATAGAAGAAATAGATATTTCAGAAATAAAACCTTACAAAAATAATCCTAGAGAGATACCAGTAGAAGCTGTTGAAAAAGTTATGCAGTCTATTAAACAATTTGGTAATAATCAACCTATCGTAGTAGATAAAGATAATGTTATAGTGGTAGGTCATACACGTTGGAGAGCTTTAAAAAATTTAGGCAAAACTAAGGCATTCATAGTTAAGAAAGAGTTTAATAAATCTGATGCTATAGCTTATCGTATAATGGATAACCGATCAGGAGAAAATTCTAAATGGGAAAAAGCATTACTACGTATGGAGATGGAAGCTCTTAAAGATGAAAATTTTAATTTAGATTTAACAGGATTTAATTTTGATGAAATAAATAAACTTATGGAGAACGAGCCTATATTCAAAGCTCCTAATGATATTATTGCAGATATTAATACAGAATCTATACAAGCTCCAAGTTCATCTGTAAAAATGATGCAATTATTTTTTACTAATGAATCTGAACAAAAATTTAGAGATATGATAAAAGAATTACAAGAAACTTATCAAAAAACAAATATTACAGATACAGTTTATGCTATAGTAGAGAAAGAATATGAAAACATTAAAAGTTAGTCCTATATTAGAAGATGAACAAGTAAAAAAACTAGAGGGAGAGTTCCTCGAAGAAAAACATATTAAAGTTTTACTTAATGAAGATACGATTGTTTATAATGAAAAGGACGAACCATTAGCAGTATTTAGAAAAAATTGCATACCTAGTAACCATGCAGAAAAGGCATATCACTCATTGAAAAAAGCAATAGGTAAGACTAGCAATCGTGGTAAAGCTGGTGGTAATTTTAATTTTCAAGTAGGAGATTTAGTAGATGGTTCTATCGTAGGTAAAGTATTAAGCGGTAATAGATTTATACCATTAAAAAAAGATGGAACGTTATCAAATAGTCCTAAATCAAAAAACGTTTATTCAAGCATAATAGGATATGCGGATAGATACCCTAGAATACCTTATTGTCGTCAAACTTCATTTACTGAAAAACATTTTGAAACTTACAAAGAAGCATTGCCATATATTCAAAGTATATCTAAAGTTTTTGCTGAATCATTACCAGAACGATTTAATAATCAGAAAAAAATGTGGGATAAAACTAGCGATGATTTCAAAATACACGATACAGTATTTACAACAGTAACAGTAAACAAAAATTTTAGGACTGCGGCTCATTATGATGCTGGAGATTTGAAAGAGGGTTTCGGAAATTTAGCAGTATTACAAACAGGAGAATATTCTGGAGCTTATACAGTAATACCTAAATATGGTGTAGCAGTAGATGTAAGAAATTGTGATTTAGCATTATTTGATGTTCACGAACTGCATGGAAACACACCAGCAATATCAACAACTCCATATGAGAGAATATCTATTATTTGTTATTATAGAGAAAAGATGATCGATTGTGGAACAGCAGATCAAGAACTTCAAAGGATAAAAAATGTTGGATAAATTTGTATTTAGAAAAAATACGTCAGACGAAAATGTAATCAAAGAAATATTGCAAAACAAAGCATACAGTAAAAAAAAGATTGATTTTAAGATAGAGCCAGATGATATATGGCTTGATGGTGGATCACACATAGGTGTATTTGGCTTATATGCGGCACAAAATGGAGCAAAAAAAGTTTATTGTTATGAGCCAGAAACAGAAAATTACAAAATATTACAAGAGAATATTAGATTGATTGGATCAGAATATCCTACTACTTTAGAATCATTCCAATATGCTATTAACCAAACAGGCGGTACTCATAGCTTTACTATTGCACCTAACACTTGGCGGCATTCATTAGTAACACATTATAAAAAAAAACTACCTACGATTGAAATAAATTGTATGAGCTTTGATGATGTATTGGAAAGACATCGAGATATAAACTGTATTAAGTTAGATATTGAGGGTTCAGAGCTAGAGATTTTTCAACATGATCATAACTGGGTTAATATAAATAAACTTGTATTTGAATATTCTTTCACTAAAAATAGGAAAATGCAGGATTTTTTTGATTGTGCAGAAAGATTATCTAAACATTTTCATGTGGATATTCAAAAGAGTTACTATAACCAAAAACATCAAGGACAAGATGGTTATTGGGGTGGATTCATAGATTCAATCATATTCTGTAAAAGAAAGTAAAAAGGACATAATGGCAAGACCTATAAAAAAAGTTGACACACAAGCTATAACTAAATTAGCACAATTACATTGTACTTATGATGAAATTGCAGAGTTTTGTGATGTATCTACAAAGACGTTACAACGTAATTATGTCCACCTAATAAAAAAGGGTCGAGAGATGGGCAAAATAAGTTTAAGACGTGCTCAATTTGAGAAAGCATTAAGCGGTTCAGTACCAATGCAAATATGGCTTGGAAAACAACACCTAGACCAAAAAGATAAGATAGAACAAACAAGCTATAACGAGCCATTACCATTAATCATAGAAGCTAAAAAAATAAATGGCTAAAAAAAAAGGTAATCTTTATGGTAAGGTTATTGTTTACGAAAAAAAACACAAAGGTACTTCAATAGGTAGGATTACAGGAAAATCTAAAGTTAAGACAATGAACAAATCTAAACGTCAAGGTAGATCAAAAAAACAAATGAGATATCGTGGACAAGGAAGATGAAACGTTCTAACTTTTATCCAAATGGTGAGTTCATTCCTTACCAAATGCCACAAGATTTTAGACTAGCAAAAAGAGGTGAGGGTAGCTGTGGGAACTGTGGAATGTTTTCTCAAAGAAGAATGTTTTGCGGTATATACAGGACGCAAGGTGTTAAAGATGTTTATACTTGCAACAAATGGCGACCTAGACATTTTCAAAGATAATGGAATTAATTATTTACTATGATGGTTTCTATTCGTTATTTCCTGTTACTAAAGCTATGTTACAAAACGTAGTAATCTTACCAGAAATAAGCTGTTTTGATTTATGTGATATACTTAGATTGAAGCTAACAACTTATCATGACTATCCGATTAATCAGCATGTGATGAACGATGGTAGCGGTAACTTTTTTGGGTGTATATGTAGATAAATTATGATAATAACTTTGTATGGCAAAATACAGAGGAAGAACAGTAAAACTTAACACTCCAACTAGAGGTGATGTAAAGAAGTTCAAAGTATTCGTCAGAGATAAACGTACAGGCAATATTAAAAAGATAAATTTCGGTAGTAAGGAAATGAGTATTAAGAAACACATTCCAGCTAGACGTAGGTCCTTTTTAGCTCGTATGGGTGGAGTTCTAAAAAAAGTTAGAGGACAGAAAAGTTTAAGTCCAGCATATTGGTCAATAAGGAGTTGGAGATAATGAAAGTAAGTGAGAATACATCAGTATCAATGCCTATCAAAAATATGATAGGAATAGTTATAGCAGTAGCAATGGGTATATTTGCATATACAGAAATAACTGCAAGATTAACATCACTTGAAACATCTAGAGAGCTTATGTTAAATGATTTACTCAAAGCTAGTGATCAGAAACCTATCGATCAGGAACAATTTCTAATACAAGAAAGTTTAGCAAGTGATTTAGAAAAATTAATTACAAGAGTTGATGAAATGATGCATAATGGAGTTAACATACAACGTATGATAAAAGATATTGATAGACTACGTACAGATGTAGAAAAATTAAAGGATAAGGTAAGAGAAAATGGAAATAGTTATAGCTCTAATAATGTATCTGAATAATGAACTTGTTGAACACACATACAAAGAATCATTATCTAAATGTTTGAAGTCTAAACGAATAGCAATTCGTGAAGTAAATCCACAAGCTGTAAGATTCGAATGTAAAAAAGTAAAAGCTGAAACAGAGATTTACATGGGTCAAAAAAAGATATTAAGGATTGTTAATGACTAAAGAACAAATAATAAAAAGACTAGGTTTAATTAACAAATTACGTAAAGAATTAAAGAATAGAGGTCCTGCGGATCTAGAAGTAAAGATTGCAACACTAGAAAAAGAAGTAGATACACTTAAAGCAGTTATTGATTTAAAAGATATTGAGATCAATACAATCAAAGCAAATCTTGAAAAAATAAAAGAACAACATAATCAAAAAATAATTGATAAATGGGAAGACGATGTAGCAAACAATACTCCGAATGATGGGCAGTTTGAATGAAATTTATTCTAACTTTTTTGTTATGTTCCGTAATAGACGGAAAGACTACTTGCTTACCACCTTTTCAATCCGAAGTAGAATATGTAGATGCTTATGAATGTATGTTAGATGGTTATAATCAATCATATAATAAAATAGTAGAGCTTGGCAGAGAAGATGTTAATAAGTATAACATCTACATAAAATTTGGCTGTCATGAAAATCAATCTAACAAAACCGCAGTATCAAATATCATCTTCTAATAAAAGATTTAGAGTTTTAGTTTCAGGTCGTAGATTTGGTAAAACTTATTTATGTATTACTGAAATGATGAAGTATGCTAGTAGAGTAAAACAAAATATCTGGTACGTTGCTCCAACTTTTAAGATGGCTAGAGAGATTGCATGGACTAAACTCAAAGATATGTTACATCAGTTTAATTGGATCGAAAATGTCAATGAATCTAATTTACAAATAACGATAAAAAAAACAGGATCAAAAATATCATTAAAAGGTTGTGAGAACTACGATGCATTAAGAGGTGTTGGAATAGATTTTTTAATACTTGACGAGTTTGCTGACATTGATGAAAAAGCATGGACAGAGGTCCTTAGAGCATCGATTGCAGATACACAAGGAGATGTATTGATGTGTGGTTCTCCTAA